TTAAAGAAAGATTTTGAGGACGCAAATTGCGACCTCAAGTCTAACATCACAAAATGCGTCCTCAAATTGGGGTGGTCGTCGCTATCCGCCCTTTGCCTTTACGGAAATGGGGGGTTGCAATGCTTTCGAGCGTGTTGCGCAGTGAGACAGCCATACGAGTAAATAGGGCTATTATGCGGGCTTTCGTAGCGATGCGCAACTACATCATGACCACGACGACAGTAACGGCAGAATTGGCCGAAATTCGGGCACGGCTGGCGTTGTTGGAGCAGACGGGCAAGGACAACGCCGAAGCGGTCAGCGATTTGTCGGAGGATATGCGCCAGGAGTTGGACAATATCTACGAGGCAATTGCGGCACTCTCCGTGAAAGTTCCGCAGGCGCGCAAATCCCCTCAGCCAATCGGGTTCAAAAAAATAGGAGTTTGTTTTGTATGAGCTCCGTATTATGTCGAGTTTGTGTCGAAATTGTGTACCGGAAACCGAAATTCATACACAGATGAACTACTCGAAAGACGGCATCACGGTTGCTCCTATGCTTGATGTCTCGCATCCGAAAAAGTCCGGCAAGTGTCCCGTAAAAATTCGCGTCACCCACAGACGCACCCGATGGTACTACCCCACTGGAAAGGATTTGACGCCGGAGGAGTGGTCGGCACTGTCGACGACGAAAGCCCGCGCAATGGTATCGATCCGCAAAGACATCGAGAGCAGCTACCAAATCGTTCGGGCGGCCGTTGAGGAGCTGGCCACGGCGGGAGCGTTTACGTTCGACGCCCTAAACTGTCGGCTGAAAGGCGCGGCATCCGACACGGTGAATACCGCATTCAGGGCAAAAATGGACGAACTGAAAGCCGCGGGGCGTGTCGGTAGTATGGTAGCATACCGCGGCGCCCTCCTCGGTATAGAACGGTTCGCAGGGGCGCACATTCCATTCGATGCCGTCACCCCGTCGTGGCTGGGGAAATACGTGGCGTTCCTTTCATCCGAGGGTAAAACACAGACAACTGCCGCAATCCACCTGCGGCACCCGCGGGCGATCCTCAACGAGGCACGCAGGCAGGGAATTGTCAAGGAGGCACAGTACCCGTTCGGGCGGGGTCGTTTTGAAATACAGGAAGGCGAAGGGCGCAAAATGGCCCTTACGTTGGAGCAGATAGGACAGATCGCCCGATACGACGACGGAAGCGATGCAACGGCCAAATACCGCGATTATTGGCTGTTCCTGTACTTGTGCAACGGGATCAACGTCGCGGATTTCGTGCGGTTGAGGTATCGGGACATCGTAAACGGGGAAATCTGTTTCGTGCGGCAAAAGACGGCACGGACGACAAGAACCCGCAAGGAGATACGGGTAGTAGTGACCGACCGAATGCTGGCTATTATCGACCGCTGGGGAAATCCTCCGGCTCCGGATCGGTTCATCTTTCCGGTATTGGACGGGGCGGAAGATGCGATGCGGCAGAAGTTGAAAACACAGTATTTGACGCGGGCGATCAACAAACGAATGGCGACAATCGGCGAAGATCTCGGAATCGGTAATATCTCGACCTACACGGCGCGCCACTCCTTCGCTACGGTATTGAAACGCGCCGGCGCAAACATTGCCTATATTTCGGAATCGCTGGGGCACAATGACCTGAAAACAACGGAAAACTACCTCGCCAGTTTCGAGCGGGAGGAACGGGTAAAGAATGCGGAACTATTAACGAAATTCTAAGGATTCCGCCACAACACCCATCCAATCTTACCACCAATGCATTGTTCTTCTCGGACAGGATCGTACCCTATTGTGACCTCACCGCTCCATCGGCCTCTCGTATAGCGTCCGTAGACGCCCGCCCACTGGTTGTATAGATCGATTCCGAGGGCGAGTCCCATTTCCCAGCGCGGCGGCCGCACCTCGGTATGCAGTTTTGTAACCGTAATCTCACGGAAAACCGGCTTTACTACGGCCGCAGCCCGCAACAGCCGATTTTCTCCTACGGTCGCATCGACAAGGAATGTTCCGGTCGAATCGGCGGAGAAATCCAGCCGGTAATCCCGTTCGAGCAGATAGTCGGCGATGATCGCGGCTGTATCTACACTCATGTATTTCCATACCGTATCGGCCGGTTCGCGCACCGCGACCGGATAAGGTTCCCGAATGGTGTCGTACACGGGAACCGGCCACGGCACCCATCGGGTAACGGTGCTGTCGCGCATTTCGACGGAAGCCGCCCCGCGGCGGTAGCCCCAGCCGAAAAACAGTGAACCGACGATGAGCACGGCCAACAAGTATGCGAGCAGTCGTCTCACAGATGCAACACCTGCCTTCGGTTCTTCCCGTCGGCACGGTATGAAATATGGATCCAGCGGCCCCGATTCTCGTCGATGAGCTGGTCGAAGGGGATCGCGCTGGCTGCGATGCGTTCGAACAGCCGCAGATTATCCGCGACGCTGCCGGTGGTGATGTCGGCCGCTTCGCCCTTCATGTGCTGACTTGCCGCAGCTCCGCCGACGGCTGCGTTGAGCGCCGGCGATCGGTAGCCGCTGTTCACGCCGATCGGCTTGCCCCAAAGTTCGCGCACGGGATCGAGGCATTCGTCCATCAGCGCATTGAGCCGGCGAATGACGTCGTGCGACGGCGCGTTGTCGATGCTGCGCGCTGCGGCCGTATCGGAACGCAGCAATTCGGAAAGGGTGAAATACGTTGCCATACCTATCCTTTCATTCGGTCATACCACATCTTTGCCTGCCAGCCTGCGGCGGCTCCTGCGGCCGCCCCGAATCCTGCGCAGAGCGTCGCCGTGGTGCGGATGCCGCTCGGCAGGAGATTGAACAGAACGACCAGCGCAATGACGGCGGCCGACACGCAGAGCGCGATTTTGACTTGCTTTTTCATGGTTTTTACAGTACTAAGGTTAAAACAATATATGTTATCGATACTCGGGCAGCAGGTATTGGATGTTCATGGCCGCCGTGTGCATGATCTCCCGCGCATTCTCCTCCGATACGGACAGCGGGCGGGTGAACTCGCAGAAGATGCTGCCTATCCAGTCGTGGCGGTTGTCGTTGAGCCGTTTGATGATGGCCGCCCGACATCCGTAACTCGAAAGGATGGACTTCGCATATTTGTCGTTCACCTGCTCGTCGATGTCCGTGATGTAGAGGAAGAGGTTCTTCACCAGATCGCTGCTGAACTTCGGCACCTCCGAAATCGGAAGGCCCTGCATGTGCGGTTTCATCGGTTCCACCCCTTTGCGCTTGACCTCGTAATAGACGGACAGCAGGCTCTCGTTGCCGAGCGGATGCGGCTGTACGATATAGACCCGATCGGCATCCAGCTCGTGCAGGACGCTCCACAACTCACCGTACACGATAGACGAATTGTCGGCCCGACGGATGCTTTTCGTCTCTTCGTCCTTTTTGAACTTCTCGATTTTCAGGTCGGTCAGCTTGTTTTTGCTGTACTGGTTATAGGCGAACCACGCAGCGATAATAGTCCCGAGGGCACTGATGATTGCGGGGAGATATTCCATAGCGATTTCAAAGGTTAGGCGTCGTGTACATGCAGTGATTCCACCTCTTCGCGCTGCGCCATCCGCTCGGCTTCGAGCTCGGCGAGGGTCATCTCGTTTCGGTTGTACTCGGCGTTCGCCTCCTGGTATCGTGCGAAGTCTCGGGGATAGGTCTCTCGGAACGATGCGCCCGTCTTACTACATTTGGCAGCCCGCTCGTCCGAGGAGGCCATGATCGCACGCAGCGCCAGCTGCCGCGATTGCAAAGCGTCGATTCTCTTTTGCAGTTCTTCCATGTTCATAATGATTTTCGTTTTACAAGGCGGAAACGGGCCGCACGTTGCGTGTACTATACTTGTTGCCGTTACCATCTTCGCCCGTAGAGCCGTTGTATATGAAGACACTGGATGAATTACACTCACAAGATGTCCATGGGTAATATCCCGTCCCATAGCAAGTAGCTTTACTGAGGCGCAACAAAGTACGGTTTACAGGGTCTTTTTCTACGTCTGTGGAAACAAGCACGCGATCACGCATGAGCAAGTAGACCTCTTCCGCTGATGGCAACCACCATGCACCCGCTTCGAGCCCTGTCGTCGCACCTTCGACCGCGACGCCGTATTCGAGAGCGGTAGCAGCGGCCGGATAGCAGGGTTTGCTCTGACCGTAAATATCGGTGAAACGCAGGCGGCCGATCTTTGCCGTGTTCGTCCTGCCGTCGCGCAGCATCGCTCCGTAGGCGGACGGATACTCAGCCATGTGTTCGCCGAAGAGATACGACGCATAATCCGCATAGGCAGCCCGCAGCTCGGCGCAGAACTCCGAGGTCTCAAACGATGCCTGATTGACGATCGTCGCCGAACCGAGCGGCACGTTCGAGGTCGGGACTGCGCCGTTGACTGAACGGGATTGCAGGAATTTTGCAAAATTACAGCCCACATTCGTCGCGTTAACGCCGTTCTTACGGCGGATATATTCGGTTTCCCCTTCGATTAGTACACTCGTTATCGTCGTCTGATAATCCACGTTTTCAGGTCTCGTGGTCATTGTTGCACCGCTTATGACGGTAATGGTCGCCCACCATGACATATAGCCATTCGCGGTAATAATCATACGACCGCTTGCATCATCTGCAACTGCCGCCCAGCCGCCTCTGTCGGCACCGGTAAGAGGAGATCCATATGCCAGGGTCGTTCTGAATGCCGTATTGGTCGCGCTCACGAGGTCGGCGAGCGTTCCTCCGGCGGCATACGTTATCGACACTTCGGTTTCCGAACCAATCCTTAATACGATTGTGCCTCCGGTTGCGAGGTCAAAACCCGACAAGGCTACTTCGTAAGAGGCCGCCCAACGGAGTTCGCTTGCGACATTATCGAGCGAGACGATCAGTACCTTGTCGCCCTGCCGCGCATAGACGACGGCCAGCGGGGTGAGGCTTTCGGGGAGCTGTGCGGCCGAGAGGGTCTCACCCTTGACGAACCGGATCGCACCGGCCGTCTTGTCGTAGACCGCGCAGTCGCCCGCGGCGGCCGCATCCTTGCCCACGACGACGTTCACACCGTCGTAGATGAGTTCGTTGCCGCTGGCGATGAGCGAGACGGCCGAAAGGGTCGACAAACGATTCGTGTCGGAGGCATACGCCGCACGATCCGCATATTTATTTACTTGTGACATGGTATCGAGGTTTTAGAGGTTTTTCCAATCCGACACGGCCGCGTTGCCCGTGGATTTGTAGACGGCGCCCGAGGCGGTGTCGATGTAGAGCTGGCCTGCACGGTCGGGTGCTTTCGTCGGGGCGCCGCTGCCTGTCAGGATCAGGTTGTTCGAACCCCACACGCCCAGCTCCCTGACCTGCAACGCGGGGATCACGGCAGCGCCCGACAGCACAGCCGTGAGCGTCCGTTCGAGGGTCGAGACCCGGGCTTCGAGGCTGCAATCCGACGCGGCGAGGACGTCAAGTGCATTGGGAATATCCGATACGGACACAGAGGTACGCATCGCCGAAAAGGTGCCTCCTGACTCTGTAATGGTCAATGCAATGTATTCCCCCGAAGATATATATTCGATTTCGAGTGTTATTTTCAGTGGCATACCAACACTCCTTTTTACATCTACTATCACAGGAATAGATGCACTCCTGTTCGCCGCAGCGGGATCGGTCGACACAACGACGATACAGTTTCGCCTGAGCAACTTCGAGCATAACTTTCTGAATGCATCTACACCCCCGACGGCCGCACTGATCTCTTCGCTCGTACTGTCGCTATCGATGCCGAGATAACCGGAGGGAAGGGCCGTGTTGTTGAGCAGATCGGCCCACTCCATCGATGATGCCGTATACGGCAGTCTCGATAAGGTAAATGTTTCCGATGTCAACGTAAGACTGGACGGGAGCACGTATGTCTGCGATGCATAATATCCGATGACGGCCTTCGTATCGGCATGCACTCCATATCCTGACGGTACGAGGTATTGTCCTCCGTTATCGGGAATCCTGACAACAGGTACCGTGTGAATCGGATCCGCAACGATCCGATCGTATGCTGCCGCGATTTCAGAGGCAGACATATCGGGCAGATAGCTGTCGTCTATGGGGTCGGCTTTGGTCAACAACACCACAGGGGTTGTGTTCCCCAGAAACTCGGCGATCTGGTCGAGCGTGGCGAAGGTGGACATGCTATCCCCGTCCTGAATCTCCAACGCAACCGCACCGTTCAGGGTCTGAGCTTGCTGTAAGTCTTTGATCTTATAATTTGCCATAGTGTCATTCGGTTTTGGGTAGATCGCCCAGACGCAGGAAATCGTGTACGTTGGACGGATGTTGTCTGAGATGATGCCGAGCCGCTGCGGCCGTCAGATTCAAGTGTGTGTAGAGTTTTCCGCGATAGCGGATCACGACGCCGGATTTGAGCATGTAACCGCCGTTTGCGCCTTTCTGCTCCTTCCGCAAATAGGAGGCGATCATCGCGGCCGCATCACGGAACCGGTTGGGACACCGGCCGCTGAAATCGGAAAGCATCGGACGCCCGAACACTTCCCGATAATCCGATTCGATCCGCTTCTTCTCTTCCATGCACAGAGAGGTGCCCGATGCGCACCTCTCCATGTGCCAGTCCAACGGTTGCATACCCCCTACTCGGCCGGAGTACACAATGCTTCCAGCGCGGCGCGAGAAGCGTCGATACCGCCGGCGTCGAAGAAGATCTGCGGCGTCGGTGCGTTCTGCTCGATCAGGTCGCCGCCCCAACCTCCGTTGTAGCCGTCGCCGTACTTGTCGAGCGTCGCGTTCTGCATCGATGCGCCCTGTTCGTAGCCGATCACACAGAACGCCTGGCTGCCGTCCGCACCCTTCGCCTTGTTCTCGTAGACAGCGACCCAGTCCTCGTTCTTGAACGCCTCGATGTTCTGCGAGTTCGCGGGGCTGTCGGCCAGCATACGCAGCGGCAGCGTCTTGTTGATGGCGATGCCGATTTCGGCGTTCTGATCCTCGTAGATCAGCCCGTTGTAGGGCGTTTTGGAGGGAATCGAGAACCGATAGGCCCTCTTGCCGGATTTGAGTGCGATCTTGGTGATCTTCGGTTTGGTGTATTTCGTCGCCGATTCGTCCAGATCGGACTTCTTGATAAGATAGGCAATCTTCTCGACGCCCACCCCATAGACCGTGTTGCAATCTTGCAGGATATCGCCTGCCAGATCATTGATACATTCTGCCATTGTTTTTTTTAATTTATTATAAAAGAGTTAATTCGTGTTTGAAGCAAATATAGGATACGCAGGAAGGGTTCCTCCGAACTTTTCGCTGTTTTTTACCTTTTGCGTCCGGCGTAGCGCGCCGTCTCATCCTGCACCTTGACCCGCCGCTGACCGTTGTTTATATCCCTGACCGTCACGACAGGGTTCGGAAGCCGGCGCATCACGCGCTCGAACATCTGTTCCATCTGACGCATCCCCGAACTCTTCTCCGGAAGATGCCGCGTCGGAATGGCGTTGCCGCCGCTCGACACGTTCATCATCGAGAGCACCGGCCCCCAATCCACGACTGCACGGGCCGTCATCACGGCCTCGCCGTTGGACAGCCGCGCAGCGATGCTGTCGCTCGTACCCGTGCCGGGGCCGGTCACAAGACCGCCGCGGGCATAGTGGTATTTCGCGCCCTCCTCGGCCGCAGTACTATTCAACGACTTTATTTGAGATATAATGGTTGTAATTGTCGATATGGCGGCGACAGCACCCGCAATACCGTCCCAAACAGTTGCACTGGATGAAAAAGCCTTGCTTAACGCTGCACCCATTGACGCGATAGCCTGTGCGATACCTAACATTGCAACAACCGGCGCGCTCGCCCCAGCTTCTTCTGCCAAGCCACCCAGCGCACCCGCGAGATCGCTGGCGGCTTGGAAACTCATTCGCATGCTCTGCGCCTCTTTTTGGGCGCCTTTATTCATTTCGTCATGCAGGCGAATGAGCATTTCAAGCCGGCGGTTGTCTATTTCGATAGCCGAATCCCCCA